CGTCGCGTCCGCGCCAGCGCCACGGCGGCGGCCATGGCCAGGCGCAGCGTATCCTCGGCCAGCCTCTCTCGCAGGGCCGGGGTGGAGTGGTAGGCGCAGCGTCGCGCCAGGCGGGAGATGGGGTCCAAGGCGCGGCTCATTCCGTCGTGTCGTTTTCTTCCCTGCGCCCCAGCACGATTGGCGTTCCATCCCCGTAGCGGGCAGGTAGTTCCACCTCAAACGGCATTCCCAGCCGCCGCGCGATGTCCTTGCAGAGCATGTCCAGCGTGGCTGTCATGCCGGTCAGCACCGCCGCATGGACGGCCATGAGCGGGTCATCCGGCGCGTATGGGTGCGCCATCAGGCACGCCGTAGCGGTCCTGCGGATGCCCTCTTCCAGCCAGTCCGCATCGATGAATTGTTTTGGCTTCATTTCTGGTCCTCCTTCTGCTTTCGCATAAATTCCTCCATGTTGCCAACCAGCGCCTCGACCAGCGAGGATGCCTCTCTGATTGCGAGGACGCAAAGCGCGAGATTTGCGCAGTCATGCTGCGCCATTCCGTCCACGCCTTCGAGCAGCGTTGCGGCGGCCTCAAGCGCATCGGCGACAAGAGCAGCCTGTCCGTGTATCCCGACGGGCAGAGTGTCGCCCTCCAAGATGGTGTCGTTGGTAAGTTTCATCATCGTCATTTCTCCTTGCTGTACATGTATTTCTCAAATGCCTCTTCGAGTGTCAGACACAGGCCCGCCAGCGCGAAGCGCTTCTTCCTATTCTCCATGCTCATCCTCGATTTCCTCTTTGTTTGCTTCGTTTTCCATCTCGGCGCGAATTTCTTCCATCTTCCGCGCCTTCAGCCAGAGTTTCAAAAGCGCACCGGCGATGTTACCGTCCTGCAATACTGGCAGCGCGTCGCCAGCCTTTGTCTTTCCGGTGCATGCAACCCGCCCATACATCAGCCATTGCAGTGCAGTGATGGGGTAGATGCGCCAATCCTCAAGCATGTGTTCAAGCGCGCACAGGATTTCCTCGGCTGTCGGCGCTGACCAGACATTCGGCGCTTCGTCGCCAAACTCACGCTCCCGAACATATGGCACATCCGAGGTGCTACCGCGATGGTATTTCGTCCAGACCAGCGCAGAATGCTTGAACTTGCCGGGCGGGATTTCCTTGCATAGCTCCGGCGATGGCACGATGTCCTTGAGTCCCCAGTTTTTTTTAGTCATTTCCGTGTCTTCTTGGTTTGTTGGGTTGTGGTTGTTGTTGTTTCCTTGCGATTTTCGCCATCCACTCGTCGGCCTCCATCCACGCGACGAACTCCGAAACGGTGTCCGCCTCGCGGTCGAACCTCGCCATCTCCAGCCGGTCGCCAGCGCTCTTCGGGTAGCGGAAGCCGAGGTATTCGTTCGCCAGTTCGCGTATGCGCTTCAGTGAGGGCATTGCTAGTCCTCCTTGTGGCGGATTACTCCGCGCTCTTCGCTGAGTTTTCGGAGCGGGTTCCACGAGCGGAGCGCGGCCTTGACGCGCTTGCGCTCCTCCTGCTTCCTGCGCTCGATTTCCTCCCTGGTCGGCGGTTTCCAGCAGGTCGCCTCCAGGTTCCGCCGCTCGTTTTCCTCGCGCAGCTGCGCCAGCGCCCGCTCCAGCGCGGCGCGCTGCTCGGCGAGCGCGGCGCGTCTCTCCATGGCCTCGGCATCCGCCGTCTTTGCGGCCTCGGCGGCGGCCTTCTTCCGCGCGGCGACGGACTTCCACCTGCGCACCCACTTCTTGATGGTGTCGCGGCACACGCCGAACTCGATTGCCACCTGCGTCTTGCTTTCGCCGGACAGCACGCGCTGCGCCGCCGCGATCTGTTCGGAAGTTGGATGATGGGTCTCGAACTTCGTGCCGCCAGCCGCGACGCGCCACTTGCTCACCGATGTGACGGATATGCCGAGGTCGGCGGCGATGGTCTTCAGGTCGTCGCCAGCCAGCGCGCGGCGCACGGCCTCCGTCTTGACCTCCGGCGGAACCGCCTTCCGTGGTCCGCCGCGTTGCCGGTTTTTGTGCGTCATTCGGCGGCCTCCTTTGCCGCCAGGAACAGCGGCAGGTCGTTGGTTTTGGTTTCCCTAGTCATTGGTATCCTCCAGTTCCTTTGGCTGGCAGATAAGCTGGAGACGTTCCTTGAAGTTATCAAGGGCTTTCGATATTTCCAGCGCAGCAAATGCTAATGCCCTCGCTTCCGTTGCCATGACAACCTTTTGGCCATTAAGTATTTGGTAAAGACCGTATGCGGCTCCGGAGATGAAGTCTAATCGTTCGTAGTCCGGCGCCTCCTGGATGCACTCGGAAATCGGGGCAAACAGGTTGTGACGCCGCCTCGCCATTTCCTCGTCCCATTCGCGCAGTGCCTCCTCCATCGCGGCTTTGGGAGTTCTCCCGTAGGACTGTGTGTGTTCGTCGTTGGCCTCGCTGTCGAAGCTCGCCCAGCACACCCACAGCTCCTCATTTTCCATGTATTCCCGCACGCTGGTCTCGTCGGTCATGTCCGGCTCGTCGATTTCAAGCCCTTCGACCCATTTCCATGCGGTTCCGATGTCTTTCTGGAAGCCTCTTTTTTTCAGCCATTCCCGGCCAGCCTCAAGGTTCTTTTCAAGTTCTTCTCTAGTCATTGTCTTTCTCCTTGGTTGGTGTCAGATCCACGCCTCGAACGTCCATTCGCGCCGTCGGGCGTGCCAGGTCAGCAGCGCGAACCGCCAGGGCGAGCCCGGCGGCGAGTATTGCAGCGCGGCGCGCTTGTAGCGATCGTAGCCCTGATCCCAGCCGGGGCCGCGATAGCCCCCCTTGACCTCTATCACCCACACGCCCGCGCCGGACGGCTCCCAGGCCAGGAAATCCGGCGTGTAGGTGCCGCCGCCCGCCAGCGGGAATAGCCGCGTGGGCTGCGCGATGAGGCACGCGAAGCCGTTGAGCCGGAGCCACTGCGCCGCCCGCGCCTCGGTCTTGTTCATGGCCTTCTGTTTCGTCGCTCCGCCGCCTGAAACCGCATTTGCACCGTCAAATTTCGCGCCATTTGAAGTTTTCGGCTCGATGCGGGCAAAATCCCGCGTCAAGGAGTTTTTGCGCGCTGGCGCGAAATTTGACGGCCTCTCGCCGAAAATGGAGGGATTGCGTCGGCGCGTGGCCTCCGATGCGGTCGCGGCGAGGTCGATGCGCGTCATTTCCATCCCTCCCCGAACGGCAGGGTCGGCTGCCTGTCTATCTCCGGCTGTTCTTTGCCAAGGATGAAGTCACAGATGAAGTTTCTCGCGTAGTCCGGGGATATCATCGAGCGTTCCATCGAACATAGACCATTTCGTCCGCTTTTCGCATGGCAAACCGTCCTAACCGCATTACGAGGTGTTTTTTGGATTGTCGAGCCGTAAGTCCTTGAACAGTTTACATAGATAAACTGCGTCGGTTTCCTGAAAAAATCCCCTCTTTGCGTCCTGTCATGGTCGATTATCGTGGCACGATATGGGAAGTTGTTTACCAGGTAATGCTCTGGGTGATATGGATTTTCGATTATCATCCGGAGGTTACGTATCTCGCATTCGTGGCACAATTTCAGCAGCCGCACATAAAAATCACAGCGTTTAAATTCTCTCTGGATTATCCGTTCGCATTTTTTGCAGTTGTCGATTTTCGCCATTGTATTGTGTTCTCCGCGAAAATAGAGTTTGTTATTTTCGCAGAAGTAGATACACGGGAAGAATGCCATTATCAGGTCGTCGGGCGTGATGGCGTCGAAGAGCGACGGCCGCCCGTCGTACGCATCCTCGATGGCTTGGAAAAGGTCGTCGGTGTGGTCGGTCTCGCCAAAGTTGTTCTGGATGTCGTAGTCCTCGGCGCGGATGCCCAGTTGGATGAACGCGTTTTTAAAAGTTCCGCTTTGCTCAAAAAAACAATGCACTTTGCCCTTAATTTCCATTTTTTCTCCTCCAGTCCGGATGGTCGAGGCACACGGCGAGGCAGCACCCGGTGATGCGGCTGGCGACGCGCTCGCCGTAGCGGCGCTCCAGCGCCTCCGGCGTGAGGTTGGTCGTCAGGTAGGTGCGCAGCCTCGGCCAGCGGTTGGTCCGCGCCTCGATGATCTCGCGCAGCGGCTCGCGCAGCTCGCCATACACCGACACCCGCAGCGGCTCGGCGCCCAGGTCGTCGATAATCAGGTCGCTCAGCCCGCAGCGGCACGATGGCATCTGCCAGCCTCCCGGCAGGCGCGCAGCGGCCACGATGCCGCGCTCGCGGAACTCGTCCGCCAGCTGCGCAGCCTCGCAGATCTCGATGCCGCAGAGCCGCGCCGCCAGCCGCGCACGGGAGGTTTTGCCGGAGCCGGTGCCGCCGTAGATGATCCATCCCATGCCGCCTGGAAGGCGGTCGGCGCTCATCGCCGCCGCCACCTCCGGCCAATTGCCCGGAGCGGGGTCGAGGTTGGCGCGGCGCATCATCAGCTCCACCTGGTCGCGGCTGTAGCTCATCGGGTGCCCTCCTCGGCCTGCTCGGCCTCGTGCCCCAGTGCCAGGATCTCCGGAGCGGTGCGGATGTGGCTGTAGTCGGTGGCGGGAGACGCATACTGAGACCGCGCGCGCCCCCGCGCGCTTCTATTAAATTCTTCTTGGCTATCTATAAGGACGCGCGTACGCGCGCGGCCTGGCAATGTGCCCGTTAATGTGCCCGAAAATGTGCCCTGGTGGTTATTTTCGCTGTTCATAAGTGTCTTGTTTTGAGAATTTTGAAATGTGCCCGTTAATGTGCCCGTTAATGTGCCCGAAAATGTGCCCTGGACGGAAATCAGCTGCCCGCCGGACGCGCCGACCGCGCGGCGCACCACCTCGATGGCTCCCGCCGCCTCCAGGTCCGCCAGGATGTTGCGCGCGGCATGGTGCCCCACGCCCCACGCCTCGGCGAGGGAGCGCGTGGACGCGGCGACGCAGCCCGGCGGCACGGAGCCCCACGCGGGGTGCGCGGTCTCCTGCCATGCCGCGCGGGAGATCAGCCAGCACCATGCGCCGTAGCGGTCCACGCCCAGCCGCGCGGCCAGCGAGGCGGCGCGGCGGGGGAGCTTGGTCCAGGATGTGTCGGCGGCGACCATGCTCAGAACGGGGTGTCGGAGTAGTCCGGGACCGGGGCTGGCGCGGGGATGCGCAGGTCCGCGTCGGTGATCACGGGAGGCGGCGGGACCTCCGGGAACTCCAGCGGGCGCGCCTGGCCGGGCGGCCCCTGCGGGATGATCGCCTCGGCGTTGAGGTCGGTGTAGAGGCGCTCTCCGCGCTCTCCGCGCCACACCCTCCCGCCGACGCTGCCGAACACCGCCACACGCGCGCCAGGCACGAGTTTCCGCGCCTCGGCCTGCAGGTCGCCCCGGCGCACGCGCACCTGCAGCACATCCTCGTACTGCTGGCCACGCGCGCCGACGGTGACGACGGAGATCCGCGCCTCCAGCGTCTGCTGGCCGCGCTTGTCGGTTCCCCACTGCGGCCCGCCAGCCACGGTGCCAACCGCGTAAAACCTTGCCTCGTCGCTCATTGTGCATCCTCCCTGTCCTTGACGATTTTCCTCGTCGGTTTGCCGCGCGTGAGCGCCCCGTCGAGCAGCGCCGAGAATTGCTTTTTCGCCTCCGCGCGGCTCAGTTTTTCGCCGCGTGCCTCGGCCTGCGCCTGGAGCCGGTCGCACACGATGCCCTCTAGCTGCGGCACGCTCACCGTGCAGCAGCCCAGATACTCCGATTTCGTGAGGATGTCGGAGAGCATGATGCCAGCATGCCAAATGTCATCGATCTCGCGCTCCCCCGCGGCATCCTGGTAGCGGTATCCGCAGCATTCGCCATGCTCATTGAGATATGCCTTCATGGCGGCCTCGATGGCGGCCTCGAATTTTTTGGCCACCTTCGCCCGGGAGTAGAGGTCCGCCAGGGTCTCGGGCGTGGAAAGCGCATCCGCGTTGTCCCGCACGAGCGCCAGGCTGTCGCAGCTCATGCGGAACGCCGGACAGATCGCCTTGGCCATGCAGTAGCGGCACTGCTCCTCGCCTGGGTTGAGCACCAGCGCCTCGGCGGTGCAGGCCTCGGAGATTGCGCGTAGATTGCGCTGGATGGCGTCGGAGGCCGCGAACACGTGGCACACGTGCCGCCCGAGGCGGGGCTGGAAGACGTGCGCCTCGCACTCGGATGCGCCGGACAGCTGCATCGCTCCGAGGGCATACGCCGCCAGCTGCAGGTTGGTCGCGGTCGCCTCCACGGGCACCCGCCCGAATTTCCAGTCCACAATCGCGCAGCGGTCTGGATGGTCTGGCGAGGTGGCCACGATGTCGGCGGTGCCGTGGGTGATCTCCTCGCCGTAGGAGTCGCGGATGGTGAGCGGCTGCTCGTAGGTCACGTGGTCGAGGCCCGTGCGCTCCACGAGGGCGGCGAGATACTCGGTGCACTGGCGCACGAGGTCGGACTGCTCGGAGTCGAGCCCGTCGGCATTGCCGGTGGCGACCGCCGCGTGGAGCCGGGTGCCCTCCTCGGCGTCGGGGCTGGGCGGCTCGGAGAGGCCCAGCTGCATCCTGTAGGAGCCGGGACAGGCGGCATACTGCTGGAGTTTCGATGGGCGCAGTAGCGCCCTGGCATTAGTGTCGTCACTGTTCATTTTTTTCTGTTTTTAAATCGTTGTTTTTGAGTAGGTTACTGTAGCGTTCCGCCACGGCCCGGATGACCTCGCCGCCATACGCGTCGGCGGTGAGGCGCAGGAACTCCCGCACGGTCATGCGGTCGAGCGCCGGTGACAGACCATGATCGATGCACCACGCGTCCCGTCCGGCCCTGCATGAGCCGGTGAGGAGATTGTGCCAGTCGTAGAGGTCATGCCCGGCGCACTCGGCGTCGGGGTCGGGATGCGCCGCCACGAACGCCGCCACGCGCTCCTCGACAGGGCGCGCGCGCACGTCCTTGCTCTCCGCGTCCCGGCGGGCGTCGCGGAGGGTGTCGCCATGCGCCAGGCAGTTGCCCACGCGGGCGATGTAGCAGGGCTGCAGAGTCAGGTCGCTGTGCAGGATGGCCCCCCTGGCGTAGCTGCCATGCACGGAGTAGATTATGGTGGGCATATCGTCGATCATCCACACCGTGTGTCCGCAAAATTTCGCCACGCCGTAGCCGTCGCCGGAGCCGTCGCCGGAGCCGTCGCCGTCGCCGTCGCCGGAGCCGTCGCCGTCGCCGTAGCCGTCGCCGGAGCCGTCGCCGTCGCCGTAGCCGTCGCCGTCGCCGTCGTCGTCGCCGGAGCCGTCGCCGGAGCCGTCGCCGTAGCCGTCGCCGTAGCCGTCGCCGTAGCCGTCGCCGGAGCCGTCGCCGGAGCCGTCGCCGTCGCCGTCGCCGTAGCCGACAAAACGGCGGATCTCATCGTCGGTCGGATTATCTCTCATAGCGCCACTCCCTCACGGCCATAATGGATTTTGCCGCCGCCTCGGTGCAGGGGATGATCTGGATGGGGTCCAGCACGGTCATCGTGGGCACGACGACCGTGAACTCACAATCATTTGGGCGGGCGGTGCCGTCCTGCGCCAGCTGCTCGACGGCGCAGGCTCCACGCCAATGCCACAATTTCCGGACATTTTTCATAACCACTTGATTGCCATCAATTTTTTCGATTTCGCCGAAAAACACTCCGGCACGGTTACAGCGAATAATGAATTTTTTGCCCATCTATTTGTCTCCTAATTGTTTGCGGTTGGTTGTGGGGGGGGATTACATGGCCTGGAGCTGCGGCAGCGGAGATGCCGTCTGGGCGGCCGCTGGCGCGGCCTGGCGCGGGGTGATGTCGATAGGCGCGGACTCGCCGACCTCTCCCTCCGGCACCTCGTTGCCGGTGATCTCCTCGTAGAGCCACGCGCGCGCCTTGCGCGTGGCCTTGCCCAGGATGGCGTCCGCGCCCATGCCGGAATTGACGCGCACGGGGATGTTGAGGTCCTGCGTGCGCGGCTCCTCGCCGCGCAGCTGCCACGTGAGGTGCGCGGCGCAAATCGCGCCACGGTCGCCCTGCGCCATGCGCGGGGGATCGATCACGATGGTGTGGCGCAGGCCGCGACGCTCGGCGAGTCTGCGCAGCTTGGCCGCCATGCCGCCCTTGGTGATATACATCCGCCCGCCCAAAATGTTGAACTGGTTGCCGTAGATGCTCAGGCCCTCGATTGCGGCCTGGATGAGCACGGTGCGCACGGTGTCCACATCATACTCGCGGTCGGCGAGGAATCCCAGCGCCGATCCCTGGAGCTGCATGATCGGAGCCATCACCTGGGGGCTGAGCAGCTCGCGCAGACGCGCCACGGCGGTCGCGACGCCGATAGCGCGGCAGAAATTGTCCTCAAGCTCGGTCTGCTCCATGCCATAGCGCGCCATCGCGGACAACGCCTGCATGATCTCGGTCGGCACGACCGGCACGATTGCGGCGGCCTCGGTCGGAGCGGCGGGTTTGTTGTTTGCCATTGTTTTGTCTCCTAGTTGTTGGTTTTGTGGTGTTTGCGGGTTCTGATTGCGTGGCGGACCGTGGCGTATGCCAGCCCGACGCACGCCGGGAAAACCTGGAAAATCAGCAGCAGGCCGAGGAAAATCTCGTTGCTGCTGTAATGGGTGACGATCTCGGCGAACATGGCGGTCCTCCTAGCAGTCCGGGCGGGCGCTCGCCACGGCATTGAGCTCGGCCACGTCGTAGCGCGCCCAGCGGCTCGCGCCGTGGCGGTGGACCAGCCCCTTGCGCACCCAGCGGAGCAGGGTGGCGGGGGAGATCGGATGCGCCGCGCCGCCCAGGATGCGGCACGCCTCGGAGGTGCGCACCATGTCGCGTCCGGCGAGGGTGGAGGGCGGGGCGGCGATGGCCTGCTTGATGAGCGCGAGCCGGTCGCGGCTGGTGTCGGGCACGGCGCACAGGGCGCTGAGCGCCGCGAGTTTTTCGCGGCTGGTGTCGGGGTCGGTGCGGGCGATGGTGAGGATGGTGTCTGCGATGCTGTCGGTCATGTTGCCTCCTGGGTGTGGGTCTGGATGATGAGAGAGATGCCCGGCGGTCGGCGCGCTCAGAGTCACTCCCGGAAGAGCGCGCCTAGCATACCGGCCACCCTGGAAACGGCCAGGGAAACCGCCGGGCGAAATTGGAAAAGCGGGGGCGGGCCAAGGTGGGCGGGTTCGCCTGGAGAGCTGCGGGGCTGCGCCCTCCCGCCCCCGCAAAGGGGGAAATGCCGGATTGCCATCTGGGCAGCGGTCCGGCGCCGCTGGTCGCTAGGTTGCCTCCCTCGCCCCGCCATTTTCCCCTGGCTGGGTCTTCGCCGGACGGCTCCGGCGCGTCCTAATTTCGGTGTTTTTGGGGTTGCCCTGGTTTTGTTCGTTCGCGGGACCGCCCAGGGCGGGCGGGCAGTCGGGCACCTCCTCGATCTCGCCGAAGAACTCCCAGGCATCCGGCGACCGCCGCAGTCGCGCGGCTTCCGGGGTCTCATCGCCGCACTCCTCGGAGTGGCAAATCTCCAGCAGGGCGCGGTCCACCCGGAACTCCAGCTCGCGGGCGCGGGACTGGAGGGACAGCTCGCGGAACCGCGCGAACTCGCGCTGGGCGGAACGCATGTCCAGGACTAGTTGCTCGAAGGGGGTAAGCATGGCGGGAAAAGAGGGGTGGGAGAAAATGGGCGGTGGCGCCTTCATGCCGGCGGAAGGTCCAGTTCGCCGGCCACCGCCGCCCGAGAATGGGGGATTAGCGGAGCTGCCCGTCCAGGCGCATCAGCTCGGACGTGATGTCCGAGAGCTGTTTCACGCCCTGACGCAGCGCCGCCGCAATCTTCTCGACGGCCTCCCAGTCGCCGTTATCGGTCGCGGTCCTGAGGGTGCGGATGCGGGCGGGCTGGAGGTTGCCCAGGTCGCGCAGCTTGCTCTCCAGCGCCGCCACGCGCGGGCGGCTGACATTCTCGTCGTATTCGGCTGCCAGCTCCGCGACCGAGCGGCAGAAGGTCGCCTTATCGCACTCCAGCTGCATGTACATCTTTTCGAACTTGGCGTAGGTGCCGGGAAGCACATCGTGGCCGGTCAGTTTCTGAAATTCTTTGAGTTCCATTTTCTGAGGTTCCTTTGGGAGTGGTTGAATTATCGCAGTTTGATAATTTTGTTCAAAAAAAATCGGCAACGCTTATATTATAATCCCAATTGTGATAATTTCAAGCGATTTTCCAAAAAAAATCAAAAAAAACATTAAATTTTGCGAAAAATGATAACAGAAACGATAAAATCAGCCATAGTAGCAGCGTATGCCAGCGGCGAAACGCAACAGCATCTCGCGCGGCGGCTACATCTCAGCCAGCCATATGTCAATGCGCTATTATCTGGCCAGCGCCAGGTAGGCGGCCTGACGCTGGCGAAAATCGACCGTGCGTGGCCGCGCGCGGAAATCCTGCTGGACGGGATGCCGCCTCCGCTCCGCCTCGGCCTCCTGGCGCGTCCGGCACGGCTCGCCGTCCGGCGTGCGCAGCGGGTGCCGATGGCGCACCCCCGCCTCCGTGTAGTCCAGCCACCACGATGTCCCCCGCCGGTAGATCCGGCCCATGCCTTTGAGCGCCCTGCGTGCCATGCGCATAATATAGCGGTTTTGAGCGATTTTGCGCGGTTTGTCGCAACATCACTCGGAAACCGCCCGAAAACGGCACAATAGCGCCACTACGCAAAATGTCCAATTGATAATATAACTAATTGCAATACAAAATATTAGCGTTGTAGATAACCTGTTAAAAAGCAGACTTAAAATCTGTCGGGGTAACACTCACTGTGGGTTCGAGTCCCACCTCGGGCACTATCACTAAATATATTTATAATCAATGATTTATAAAATCATTATTACCGCGCTAAAATTAAAAATGAGTGATTGATTTGCTGCGGTTTGGAGCGGTTTGGAGCCACAAAATAACGGCACAATAGCGCCACATCAGTTTTGCGGGCGTAAATCGCCCACAGATGCGCCAGGCGCGCGCGAACGCGCCGATGCGGGATTTTGCCCGCTCCAATGAGTTTTCGCGCGTTGGTGCGAAATCTGGGCGTTTTCGGCGCAAAAAAATCCCGCCGATCCATCATGGATCGGCGGGAGGGGGCGGAATGGAGTGGGCTGGCGACTACTGCGCGGATGGCTGCGTCTGGGTGCTGGCGGACTGTCCGACGCTCACCGGCACGGTGGTGGTGCGGGTGTCGTTGTCGTTGGTGGTGGGCGTGGCGGTGGTGGTCTGCGGCGACTGGTCGCGGGCCTGCGCCTGGGTGCTGGCCTGGGTCTGGTGCTGGAGGGCGGCGCTCACGTCGGCCTCGGTGCTGCGGTTGGCCGTGCCGACATGGTTGCCGACGAGCGGAGAGCCGCCGGTCTCGCCGGACTTGATGTCGCCTCCGTAGATGCCGGTGGCCTGGGCACCGTTGGAGCCAATCTGAATCGTCGGCTGGCTGGAGGGATCGTTGTTGATCTGATAGCCGATGTTGTTGGTCGTCGTGGGAGTTTTGAGGAGGCCGCAGGAGGCGGAGATGAGGGCGATGGCGCAGAGCGCGGAGAGGACGATTAGTTTTTTCATTTCTTCCTTGTTTCCAGTTGGTTGTTGTTGTTGTTTGGCGGGGTCAGAAAAAATGCTTGATCAGCTCGGCGAGGAGGGAGGCGATTACGCCCGCGACGCCCGCGACCATGCCGACCTTGGTCTCCAGGCGCGTAACGCGGTCGAGCAGCCCCGGTCGCCCGTTGCCGTGCAGGTCGTGCCGGGTCTGCTCCGCCAGGGTTTTGAGTGCGGCGATGTCCGCCGCCAGGCGGGTGAGCATCTTCTGGGTGGCGAGCTCGTGGTCAGTCATTCCCGGTGCGCCCCTCCCAGGCGAGAGCGCCGAAGCGGCGCAGGATGAGGTAGAGGTCCGCCGCGCGGTGGTAGCGCCACCACCGCGTCCACGGCCAGGCGCTGATGCGGTCGATCTCCGCGCAGCAGCCCGCCCAGAAATGGTAGTCGGCTGCGGCGCGCCCGGAGTCGCCGCCCACGCCCTCGTGGTAGGCCAGGTCGTGGATGATGCTGGGCGCGATCGCCCACGGCAGCGCCCGGTTGAGGACGGCGGAGGCGTGGGGCGCCACGCGGTCCGCCCAGGCCGCGCCGACGCCATTGCATATCATCGCGGCCATGGTGTCGGAGTAGCGGTCCAGGATTTCCCCGCCGGGCAGCTCGGCGCAGGTCTCTCGGTATGCGGCTATGTCCTGGCTATGCATCGATGCGAGCCCCCTCCAGCAGGCCATCGATTGTGACGCCCTCCGGCAGCACGATCGTGCCAGCCGCGACCGCGGCGCGGAGCGCGGCGAGCGCGTCCGCGAACGCGGGGTCGGCGTCGGAGAGGTCCTGCGCCTCCTGCCAGTAGGCGCGCTGGTCGTCGGTGAGGCCGCCCCACACGGCATCCCACAGCCCGGCGGCCGCGAGGGCGCGATGCAGGCGCAGCTTGCTGTAGCTGGCCGGGGGCTCCGGTGGGATGTCGCCGGGGTCGGGGATTTCGCGCCAGCGGGCGGTGTCGGATGGGCGGCAGGCGACCTCGCGGGCGTAGCAGGAGCCGTCGGTGAGCACGCAGCCCGGCGCGGCGGTGAGGATGGCGATTTCGGCAGTAGTGGTGCGGGTGTCCATGGTGGTGTCGGGGATACGGGGCTATGCTCCGGCCACGGTCCAGCCACGCTCGATGGCGGCGGCCAGGTCAGCGGCGGTGAGGCGTCTATATGCGTAGATGTGCAGGGTGAGCGTGCGGGCGGCAGTGGTTGGCGGCAGGGCGGCGATGAGGCCGAGCAGCGCATCGCGCGACAGCCGCCCCGAGCTGCTCAGCGCGATCGACTGGTCGAGCGCGCCGGACATGCCGCCCAGGTCGAGGCTCTGCAGGCTGTAGCAGTTCTGCCAGGCGGCGTTGAGGGTAGTCACCGCCCAGCCGGTGGTGTCCCAGCCCGACAGGTCGAGCGCCTGCAGGCTGTAGCAGGACGCCCAGGCGGAGCCGAGGCTAGTCACCGCCCAGCCGGTGGTGTCCCAGCCCGACAGGTCGAGCGCCTGCAGGCTGTAGCAGTTCTGCCAGGCGGCGTTGAGGGTAGTCACCGCCCAGCCGGTGGTGTCCCAGCCCGACAGGTCGAGCGCCTGCAGGCTGTAGCAGCCGCTCCAGGTGGCGGCGAGGTTCGTCACCGCCCAGCCGGTGGTGTCCCAGCCCGACAGGTCGAGGCTCTGCAGGCTGTAGCAGCCATACCAGGCGGCGCTGAGGGTCGTGACGTTGGCCCGCGTGCCGATGCGCGTGGCGTCTCGCTGCATCCACATGTCCCCCCAGTTGTGATTGGACAACGTAGAGGATGTAGATGCAGCCGCGATGTTGGCGATCCACGGGAGGTTGCCGCGACGCTCCAGCACGCCCAGCTCCACCGGGCGCAGGATGGCCGCGAGGCCGCTGACGTCGGTGGGGATGCGCCCCTGCATGAGCGCCCGGAAATGCCCGCCGACGGGAGTGATGCGGTACACCGGGTAGGCGTCCGGCGCGGCGGCGTAGCTCTCCGCGAAATAGATGCCGGAGGTGGCGCTGGGCACCGGGTCGGACTGCGCGGACTGCGCGGCGAAGAACTGCCCGCCCGACACCGTGCCGCGCTCGATTAGCGCATGTGCACCCTGAGTATCCATCTGGATGTAGAGGCCAATCCAACAATTTTCTTCGGGGATGTTGAGCCGCGAGTTGTCGTAGGTCAGGTATAGCACCTCCTCGTCCCCGGCGTAGTCGATCACCAGCGCGTCCAGGTCCGGCCATGCCGCCGGGCGGTGCCACTCTCCGTCGGGGCCGATGTTGCAGTCCACGACGATGGGGATGCCCAGCCGTATCGCGTCGATGGCGGGCGCCATCTGCGGAGGCGAAAATCTGTCGGAGATGCGGCGTTTGGCGCGTATGGCGTCGGCGATGGCCGTGAGGTTGGCGGCGCGTGTGAACGCGAGCTCGTGGGTGGTGTCGGTGGTGTCGCTCATGCTAGTACTCCCGTGTGTCCGCGTCGTACTCCTCCAGCGCGGCGTTGAGTTGGGTGGCGAGGGCGATGTAGTCGGCGATGCCGGATATCGCGTCGGATGCCGTCTGCGCAGCCGTCTCTGCGGCGGTCTGCGCCGTCTCGGCTGCTGTCTGGGCCGTCTGGGCGAGGGTCGCGCTGGCGGTGGCGTCCGTCGCGGCGGCGGCGGCGGAACCGGCGGAACCCTGCGCGGACTGCGCGGACTGCGCGGACTGCGCGGCGCTGGCGGTGGCGTCGGTCGCGGCGCTCTGCGCGGCCTGTACCGCCGTGGTCACGGGCAGCATGTCGATGGGAGGGATGCTGCCGGAGCCCTCCGGGTCCAGTGCGGGCCGCGCCAGCACCGGCGCGGTGAGCAGCCAGCAGAGGATGCCGGAGGCGTCGAGGCCCGCGACCTGCAGCCAGCACCGCACGCCGCAGCCGTGCCCGTCCACGACACGCAGGAAACGCTCGGTGCGGGTGTCGATGGGCACCGTGGCCGCCAGCGCGTCCGCGCCCTCGGACACCTCCACGCCCTCCATGGCGCGGCTCATGGGCAGCGTGCCCGCCAGCCAGTCCCGCGCGACGGCGGCGCGGAACGACACGGCATCCGCGAGGCCGGGAGGCACGGGGCCGGAAACGGAGATCTGCCAGGTCGGCGCGGTGCCGAAAACGATGTCCGGCAGCCAGTCGGTGCCGGACACGCCGGACGGATTAGTCCAGGTCCCGGTGGAGAGGTCATACTGGAGGGTTGTCATAGTCGATGATTTTTTATCCTAAATTGTTTGCGTCAAAAGGGGTGAGCAGTCGATGAGGGAGACAATCGACCTGAGTTCCCAGCTCTCTGAGTATTCCCCGATGCCAGTGCGGATGGTGATGCCCGAAAAAGTGCTGGCCGTGATGCTGCCAAAGGGGCGCGCGGTGCTGGCGGGTTCCACGCCGTAGGGCGCGGCGAGGCTAGCCAAATCGCCCGGCGCGTCGCCAGTCGTGACATAGTCGTTGGCCCAGGCCACTCTCGGGACCAGGTCTGAGGAGTGGCCTTGCAGGTATGTATTGCCATACCACAGGTTTCCCAGTGGCGGGTTTGCGCCATCATCTGGAGGGCAGTATGCACTCGCGCCGTAGCGGCCGCTGGAGTACGACACCCTCAGTTGCGCCTCTTCGAGATGCCCGCCAGTGCGCCACGCCGCAGACTGGAAGTTGGCGTTGACATTGTCCGCACTCTGGCGCGAGACGCTTTTGTAGGTTTCTACCCAAGCCGGATCGAAGGTGTGCCGGTCTCGCCCCAGCATCCGCACTCGCACGCGCAGCCTCAAGAGGATGTCGCTGAGCATGTCGATTACCTCGCCCACGGGCCGTAAGGTGATTTTCTCCCTCAGCCACTGAGAAAAGAGGCTTGCGGATGTCACGGCATCGAGGTCCAGTCCCCACCTGCCGATGCACCAAGCCCTGAAATCCGCCTTGGTCAGTGACATGCAGGATGCCATGTCACTTGCGTCGTAGGACATGACCCACCGCCATTGCTCGGTGCCGTCGTAGGCGCTGCCCGGCGGATTTATCGAATTTGCGTATGTAGAAAAGATGTGCCGCCATACGAAAGTCACATAGCCGCCCGTGATGATCCAGTCAAGAGTGCTCTCAAGCGGATTGAGCGCGGCTATCGTGATTGGCGTCGTGTAGGTAGTGTCTCCTTCAAAGCAACTTACGCGCTCGATGAGGGCGTTTCGGAGGTCGTTGAATGCGCTCTGGCGGTCTTCAATCATACCACCCTCCCGCAGACTTGGATGTCGCCCGCGTTCCACCATTGAGACCAAATGCCATTCGAATATTTGCCTAAAATCTGCGTGTATTGGCCGGAGTATTGCCCTATCATGCCATAGGGCAGTGCGTCGATGAAGGCGTTGTATGTGCCATTGCCATAGGTCACGGACACATAGACGCAATTTCCGTCGGCAACGGCGACGGTGCCGCCGGCATAGGCGATCTTAGTCAGGCCGGCCCAGATGGTCCCGGCGCTGACCGTGGCGATGCCGTTGCTCACCGCCACGGCGAATGGTCCGTCGTAGGCACTGCCGCCGCTCGGCGTGGGGCTTGACGCCGATGGCACAACCTGTATATGTATCCCTCCAAGGGCATTCACGCCGATTTCGCCGCCCTCGATGGATATGTTTTTCACGGCCCTTGCGAGACGGTTGTAGGTGGATGCCGAAACGAGCGTCCGCGCGGGATTATCCTCAATGAGCTTTATGCCAGACAGAGCGGGTATCATTTAGTCCTCCTGCTTGCGCCAGGACCCAACTTTGGTCCAAGTCTCCCTGTACATCTTCGGCGCGGGGGAGGCGTACTCGGTCTCGAACCCTCGGTCTTCGCAAACCCAACTGTCAATCCTAGTCCAGCCGGACGCCGTCTGCGTCCAGCCCACCGGAGTAAGACCGGCGGGATTAACTGGAGTTGTCGGAAACACTTCGTCGGCAGGGACATACACCGCATATACCCGCGTCTCGGTCTCGCGGAATGCACTCTCGTAAGTTCCGGCGGATGGGATGCTCATCTTGTACTCAGGCACTGCCCGCGCCGAAAGCATTTTCCAAGAGGTGAGGGTGTCCATGCTACTTGACTACGTAGGTATTTGAGCGCAAGGCTCTTATCTCTCTGATTACCGCGTCCAGCCCAACGCCGCCGGTCGGGATGCCGGGAGCCGCCGGGAGGGGGGCGGCGGGAGCCGCCACGGCGGGGGATTTCCCCGCCTGGCGCGGGTCCCAGAGCCGCCGGGTGATGGCCTCGGCCTCGCGCTCGTTGTAGCCCATGCCCATCAGGCCCAGCGTGTACTCGCGCCGCTCCGCCTGGCGGCGCTTGTCCGGGCTCATCCCGGCCAGCTCGTACTCGCGGTTGATCTTGGCGCGCTGGCGGGCGAGGCGGAGGGCTTCGCGCTGCTGCTGCTCATGGTAGGCGCGGGTCTGACGGTCGGCGCGCTCGTTGCGCTCGCGGCGCTCGCGCTCGCGGCGCTCCTGCTCGGCGGTGCGTCGGGCCTCCTGCCGCCGTGCCAGCTCCTCCTGCCGCCGTGCCAGCTCCTCCGCGAGGTCGGCGTCGGAGAGCTCCTGCGGCATGTCGGCGAGCGCGGCCATCCCCTCCAGCGCGTCGGCGGTGCCGGAGATGATGCCATCTAGCATCGAGCGCCAGCCGGAGGTGAGCGGTTCGAACGTCTCCGCGCTCCATGAGGAGATGGCCTCCTTGAGGTGGTCCCACGCCTCGGCGAGGCGGTTGGCGTCGTCGATGGCGTCGCGTCCGATGATGCCGTCGGCGCTGCCGGAGGTGGCCGCGAGGTCCGCGAACGCCCGCTGGGCCTCGCGCGTGTTGGCCCCGAAAATCGCCATGGCGGTGGCGTCGCGGTCGGTGGCGGTCGCGACGGAGCCCAGCGCCTGCAGAAATCCCTGCGAGTCCTGCGTCAGGTCGTCGGCCTGGTAGCCGAGCTTGGCGAGGGCCTCGCGCGCCTCCATGCTGCCGTTTTTCGCTGCCGCCAGGGTGGCCTGGAACTTGGCGTAAGCGGCGGTCAGGGTGTCCACCGACGCGCCCGTCTTCTCTGCGCTGCGCCGGATGCGCTGGTACAGGTCGGTGTCGCCGCCGGTCGCATCCGCGCCCGTGGAGATCTCGCGGGCCTGGGAGATGCGGTCGGCCAGCGCCGAGCCGAATTGCACCGCGAGTCCGGCGAGGCCCGCTCCGAGGGCGGGGAGGGCGAGATTGAGGCCGGAGGCAAACAGCGAGCGGACGCCGGACTGCAGCAGCGTGGAGGACGCGCCGCCCAGGCCGAGCGCCTGGGACAGCCCCTGCCCTGCGGCGGACTGGATGCCATCGGCGAGTTTCTTCCCGGCTGCGGAGTTGGCCGAGAACGCCTGCTGCACGGCGCCGCCCGTTTTTTTCGCCTGGTCGGAGAGGTCCTCCAGCCGGGACTGCGCGTTGTCCAGCGCGTCGACGAGCCCTCGCGAGTCGCCGGTGAGCGTGGTCTTAATTTTCTGCTCTTTAGCCATTTACTTCATGCCGTTCGCGCGCAGCAGCCAGTCGTCGGCCGCGGTGGTGTCCAGCGGGCGCTCCGTGCGTCCGCCGACCGCGCGGACCGCCGCCCCCGCGAGGTGCCCAAGGAGGCAGAGCGGCGTGCGCCACATCGCGTCCGCCCAGGTGAGGGATGGGAGGGCGCGGGCGGCGGCGGAAACCAGGTCCGCCAGCCACTCCGGGCCGTAGCCGTCGTAGCAGCGCGGGAGGGTCCGGCCGGAGGGCTGGCGGATGATGCCGAGCGGGCGCAGGGCGGTGTCCAGCGCGGCCAGCGCCTCCGGGATGGATGAGCGGCGGGTGAGGCGCAGCAGCGCGGCGTCCGCGTCGGGCGTGGGCACGCCGCCCAGGAGGTAGGGGCTGCGCTCCAGCCAGAGCGCCATGAGCACTCCGGCGGTGATCGCGCCTCCGGCGAGCGAGCCGCCCAGCATCTCGCGCAGCTCGGCGTCCTGCATCTCCGGCGAGTGCATCGGCACTGCCGGAGGCGGCGCGTCGGCGACATCGGGCGCAGACGGTCCATTGTTCGCGCCTGGAGCGGTTTTCGCGTCCGCGCGGGATTTTGTCTGCTCCGGCGCGATTTCTCGCTCTGGCGCGATTTTTGGTGGTCTCCTATGGCTCATGGGCGATTATGCGACAGTGGTGTTCTGCGAGCCGACGCTGTTTTCGAGGTAGCGGCGCACGGTGAGGCTCCATTCGGCCACCTCGGTGTTGGTGGTTTTGATGCTCGCGTCGGTGATGGCGAAATCCACGCCGGTGCCGCTGGGCGTGGTCTCCAAGGTGTAGCCGCCGGTCGGCACGCCCGCAGCCGAGTAGGCCGGGAGGCTAATGCCCTTGATGCTGAGGGTGGCTCCAGCCGCCGGGATCTGCACGCCGCGCGGGATGCGGGCGGTGACGCTGCCCTCCGCGCGGTGATTGTACTGCTGATAGACGAGCACGTTGCCGTTTTCGTCGCGGGTCTCGGCCTCGTCGTGCGCGAACGTCCAGTTGATTGACTGCACGAGGCACGCCACGGTGATGCCGAGGTTGGTGGCGGAGATGGTGCCGACTAGGTAGTCTGCCATAGTTGCTGCTCCTATGTGATTTGGTTAGATTGAGGTGGATTGCAGGATCATGGTGGCGGAGAGCTCCACGCGGCGGTCGTTGCCGTCGAGGGTCGCGGGGGTCGCGTCCCAGCCGGAGATGTAGCGCACATACCAGTCGCCAACGGCGGGGACGTCTCCCTGCGGCAACGCCTCCAGCGCGGCGCGCACGGCGGAGCGGATGTCGGAGGTTTGCGCGAGGTCGGGGTCGTCCACGACATGCACCCAGATGCCCACGGCGGCGCGGATGTCCACCAGCACGTGGCCGGGGATGCCGAGGTGGTCGCCCTGGTCCTGCGCGTCCACCACGACGACGCTCTGTGCGCGTTCGATGGATTCGTCGGACTGCCGGATCACCGGCACGCCGGACGGCGCGAGCGCGGCGGCCAGCCGCGCGGCGATCCAGTTGGCGATGGTGTCTGCAGGGGTGCTCATTTGATGCTGGCGGTGGGGTTGTCGAGCAGCCGGGCGAGCTCGTTCATGATGTTGTTGGCGGCGTCGTTCATGCCCGCGGCGACCGCCTTCTCCTCCCAGCCTGGGTAGCGGGAGAGGTTGTACTCGGTTACGCGCAGCTCGCGCCACGGCCCTTCGGCGGTGCTCCCCTGCTTGGTCTCCGAATAGTCCGACGGCGAGTTGTGCGATGCGGTCTTTGCGGCCCGGAACGCCTCGATCTGGCGCTTCCATCCTCCCGCGTAGGGGTCGCGGGCCTCGGCGAAAAACCTTCCGGCCTTGGTGAGGGTGGATGCGGGGGCCGCCTTTCTCGCGGGCCGCTTCTTGAGTTCCAGCGTGGCGATGACCGGCAGGAATGCGGACAGGGCGTAGCCCCGGCGGGGTGCCGCGATGCGGTAGGCGGACAGCCGCACCTGCTCCATTGCCGGGTAGTCCGGCAGGTAGAGGTGCACGCCTTTTCCGGCCTTGCGGCCGCGTCCTGGAACGAGCGCCCAGGGATTCGGCTTGATTCGCTCGGCTTCCGGCGTCGCGCGGTAGGCCCCGAAGACAATGTCGCGCGCCGCGTTGCGCAGCACCTTGTCCATCGGGATGTGCTTGAGATCGGCGAAGTATTGCAGCACCTCGCCGGACCCCTGGAGCATGGCCAGGTCGCTAGGCATACTCCTCTCCCAGGTGGATGCGGAGATTGTCCGCCACGTCGCGCTCGCACGCCAGCACCAGGTAGCGCGTGCCGTCCATCGTCACGCGGTCGCGGAGCGGTCGCGGCAGGGATGCGACCTTGCCCAGCTCGGAGCGGGGGATCAGCACCGACACGGTGTAGGTGGCGGTCTGCGCGGCGAGGGTCGCGGCATCCTGGCGCCGCAGCACCGTGCGCGTACCGGACAGCGACGCGCCCGCCCACGCCACGGTCGAGGCGAGGCCGCGCTGCGTGAGCAGCGTGGCCGCGCGGCTGCGCAAGAAATCGAACTTGGACGGTGTGGAGCCGGGCATGTGGGAAAGGGAAAAAACGCCGCAAGCGGCAGGAGACTAACCGCCTGCGGCGGAGGCCGCGCGGGGAAAACAATGAGAAAAACCCGCGCGGCAACCTGTCTAGGCGACGAGCTGCACGGCCTGCTTGAGCGCGGCGTTGAGCAGGACGAACTGCGCCTTGGTCTTGGTGTCGATGACGCGGCCGAGGTAGCGGTCGTCGTCCCAGGACGTGACCTCGAACGGGAACGAGTCGGTCTCACCGTACTGGTAGGAGATCACGCGGCCCAGCTGCACCTCCTCGTTGGGCTGGAGGGCGCCGTCAGGCAGCATGGAGAGCACGCCGCATTTGGCGCCGGTCGCGCCGAGCGTACCGGCGGAGACCATAGTCACCCACACGCGGTTGGGCGCGACGATGACCTCGTCCACGCCCAGCACGGCGGCCATCTGCGCGGCGGTCACGCGGCGCGGGTCGCCGCCCTCGCCGATCGCGATGCCGATGTTTTTCATGCGGTCGCTGATCTGGGTGTTGGCCTTGAGGGCCGTGAAGATGCGCCCGGAGATGGTCAGCACGCAGCGCGAGCCGGGGGCGCGGTCGATGAGGCCCCAGGCGAGGTCCTCGACATCGCCAGGGAGGTTGGTGGAGGCGGAGAGGTCGGTCGGGTTGGCCAGCAGGGCGTTGGCCATCGCAAGCTCGATCTGGTCGTCGACGGCGCGCTTGCCGAGGCGGGCCATGGCGAGGTCGGCGCGCAGCTCGTCGCGGTAGGACTGCCGGATGGCGTCGTAGCTCATCTGCTGGCGGTCCAGGATTTCGCCGCAGGCGTAGGGAGTGGACGCCGCGCCCTGGGTGTTGGCGGTCACGGTGCCCAGGGCGGCGCGGGTGGTCTGCGCGGCCACATCCTGCGCGTAGGGCTGGTACCACAGGGTTCCGGCCTCCTGGTAGCGGACCAGGGTGGGAGCCAGGCGCTCGTGGGTGAGTTCGGGGGCGCTGTAGGGCGCGTCGCGGAGGTCGTTGCGGATTTCTGCCATTATTGCAAGTTCCTTTTGGTTTGGTGGTTAGGACAAATCATCAGCGGACGGGGGTGATGGTCGCGCGCCAGAGGTCGCGGTGGAGCCGGGCGCACGCGCAGAACGCGTCGTCTGCGGCCATGTCCGGATGCTCGCGGCGGTAGGCGGCCAGCGCCTCGTTCCAGGACTTCGGCTCAGGCGCCTTGGCCTGGGGAGCGGCGGCGCCGCGCAGTCCGCCGGAGAGGGCGGCGAGGGATGCGGATGCCTTGGCCTGGGCGGCCTGGGCGGCCTCCAGCGCCTTTTCCAGTTCCTCGACGCGGGCGGTGAGGGCGGCGACCACCTCGGAGAGGTCGGTTCCCTCGGCGGCGGGCTTGTTGCAATCCGCCACGGGCTCCTCGACGGTCTCGGTCTCGGTCTCGGTTTCGACGACCTGCTTCTGGCCGTCGTCGTCGGTCACGACCTCCGTCTTCTCGATTTCCTTTTCCTCGGCCTTGGCCTTCTGGATGGATTCAGCCATTTCTCTTAACTCCTTGTTGGTTTGGTGGTTGGGGTAAAATACAGCCACTGCGCGGAGCCCGTTATCGGCGGGCATGGCGGGCAGCTCCGCGTCGCCCTCCACGATCTCGTCCACGATGCCGTACGCCTGCGCCTCCTGGGCATTGAGCCAGCCCTGGCGTCCCTCGGACAGCCACTCGTCGATGAGATTGCCCGGCACGGCGGTACGCTCCAGGTAGGAGCGCAGCACGGTGTCCAGCTGCTCCAGGTAGTGCGCGGCGTCGCGCATCGCGCCTGATCCGCCGCACGCGATGGATGCGGAGCTGTGATACATGAGCATCGCCAGCGGATAGGCGCGGACGCGGGCGCCGCGCGGCAGCATCAGCAGCAGATAAGCCGCCGCCGAGGCGGCCAGCGCTGTGACGGTGGCGACGCACTGCGCGTCGGGATTGGCCGTGCGCCAGTCGTGCAGCGCGGCCACGATGTCGCCCAGCCCCTCCAGCTCGCCGCCGGGCGAGTTGATCATCAGTTCGATGTCGCCGGCGGCGGCGCGGATGCGCGCTGCGGCGTTCCCGGCGTAGCAGCAGCTGTCCGGCAGCGCGTTAGGGGCGGTGCCACCGTAGATGGGGCCGGAGATGCGGATGAGGTTAGCCATCGGTAGGTTGCGCCGCCTCCTGCGGCGTGGTTGCGTTTTGCTCCTCGGGCGGGCGGGCGTTCCCCGCACCGGTCTCGCCGTGCCAGGACAGCGCGGACGGGTCCAGCCCGATCTCGCGGCAGTAGTCCAGGACCTGCTTCATGGCGCGGAGCCTCCCGCGCCACTCGGGCCCGACCTGCTGCTGGTAGGTCTCGCGCCCGCCACGGATGGCCGCGTCTGCGGCGGCCTGGGTGCGGGCCGGGTCGATGTCGATCATGGCCGGCCACTGCACCTCCCAGTCGGTCGCCTCCGGGCAGATCACGCCCACGGCGTAGTCGATGAGCTGGCGCTCCAGCATCGCCTGGTCCTCCTGGATTTTCGCCCAGGAGATGGCGAGCTCCAGCTGCCCGGCGGAGTAGCTGGCGTCGTTGCGTCCGCGCGCCAGGCAGGACTGCACGCCGAGCCGCTGGCCGGAGAGGTCGGCGGCGCGGTCGAGCCATGCCTGGATGGAGGTGGACGGGCGGTCGGAGTTGCGCAGCTCGCGCACCTCGCTGCCGTAGGGGAGCGAGCCATACGCGGACTTGCCCTCGATCTGCGTCATCTCAGGCGGACCCTGCACGGTCTGGCGGATGAGCTCGCGCGGGTCGTTGGAGCCGCCCGGGAGCATGGCCGCCACGTCGTCTCGCACCATCCCGGTTTCCGGGTCGATTGCGCCCTCGATGGTGGCGGACTGCATGTCGCCGCCTCCAGGCGGCCGAATGATCAGAAACGACAACTGCGAAAAATTGTTGGCTGCGGCCACCTCCGACTTGATCAGCGAGGTGGTGGAGTGGGTAAGCTCCTCCAGGGGGAGCATGGCGGACTCGCCGCGATACTGCGAGATTTTGAGCCGTGTGGAGATGCGGCGGCAGAGCGAGGCAGGAAGAAACGTTATCGCGTCGCCCGACGCGCTGGCCTGCTGCCGCAGGCAGGTGACGAAATACCCGACCACGCGGCCCTCCGGGTCGGTCACGGCTCCGGCCACCTGCCGATAGCCGTAGTCCATCTCGCCCATCGCCGCGTGCCAGCCGCGCGCCGCGCACCATCCAGGAAAATCAGCATGGTCCACGATCTGGTCGGCGTCCCACAGGCGCAATTTGCCGCCGGTGAGGTCGGGGTGGATGAGCGCCAGGCAGTCCCCGTGGGTTTTCGCGGCGCGGAGCGCGATGCCCAGCATCTCCGGCCATGCCTCGTCCTCCTGGTGGCCGCAGTGCGCCGCCCAGCGGTCCCACCGGCGCTGCAGCTCGTCCGCGTTGTCGCCGGTGAAATACGGGCGGCCGCCACGCGCGCCGATGGTGAGGCGGATGGTGGTATCTACGATGGCGCCGGGGATCTCGTTGTCGTAGGCGCGGTCGCCGAAGCGATAGCCCAGCAGTCGGCGGTAGCTGGGCATCACCTGCTGTGTCTCGGTGCGCCCGCTGCGGTACTCCGGCAGCTTGCGATGGGCGTCCTGCTCCAGCGCGGTATAGCACGCCTGCGCCGCGCGGATGCGGTAGGCGGTCGCGGCGGCGTCGGAGCGCCCGCCACGGAGCCAGGTGCGGATGGTGCGCAGGATGCTGCTCATATCTGGGTCGGGTAGTTGTAGGTCAGGTCGCCCTGTCCGGCGGCGAGGGCTCGGATCTGCGCGTCCAGGCGCTCGATCTGGTCGCGGTAGTCCGAGACCGCGCGGGCGGTCTCGCTGTAGCTGCCCTGGATGGAGTACGAGCCAGGCTGCGCCAGCGCCGCCTCCAGCTGCTGCTGGATGGCGGCGCGGCGGCGCAGGAGGGACTGCAGGATCAGGGATTGGGCGGCGGGTGTCAACATTTCACCCGTATATCGGTTTATTTGTCACAAATAATTATTTGATAGGCAGTTATATATATATGTAGTCTCCAAAGCAATGTTTGCAACATTTGTCGCTATCTCACGCCCGGCGGGCGTCGCGGATGGCGGCGGCGACGATGTAGGCGGGGAGCCTGCCGTGCGGCCATAGCTCCGGGCGCACCATCGCGGCGGCCACGTCCACCGCCGCCAGCGCCATTTTCTCGGTGTCGAAATAGTCGTGGCGCTCGCTGCCGGGGCTCCACGCTGCGAATGCCGCGCCCCGCCCGTCGCGCATCCGGAGGTTGGGGCGCATGGCGGCCAGCTGCGAGGCGTACGCGGGGTCGGGCGCGGTGGGCAGGTGCCACTCGTACCCGACCGGACGCGGCGGACCGTAGATGAGGTCGAGCAGTTGCGCCTGGTAGTGGAGCGCGGACGCCAGCACGAGATAGCGCTGGGTGTCGCTCATGCGCCACGCCTGCCCGGCACGCAGCCCGATGGTCCGAGCGTCGCCGCCCTTGTAGTAGCATACGTTCCGCCGCGCGGCCACCCAGGGGTCCGTGCGGGTCGCGTTGTCCCCGAACCCGCCCTGGTCGATGAGCGCCAGCAGCACGCGCTGCCCGCAGTAGTCCGCGTCGAGCGCGGCGTCGAGCTCGCGGAGGCTCTGCGCCATGCCGTGGCCCAGGCTCCACGAGTTGCCCTGCTCGTCCCAGCCGCGCGCCGCCCACACGTAGTAGTGCTGCGCCCCCAGCCCGCTGGCCTGCTGGTCGATGCCCATCGTCACGCACGCGAGCCGGGCGCGGATGTCGGAGGGCGGGTCCGCCTGGCGCGACGCCAGCACGTCGGGGATGCTCTGCGTGAGCGTGTCCGCCGCCTGGCGCGGCTCGTATGGCCTCCCCAGGATGTTGTTGGCTAGGTACTTGCGTCCCTTGGTGTCCACCGCGTCCTCCTGCGCCTGCGCCACCTGCATCCACGGCCACAGCCACGGATTGGCCAGCGCGCCCGCCTGGTAGCTGAGGTGCTCGCCGGGCTCGCACTGCGGCACGTAGCAGCCGGAGGTGGACATGGCCGGAGCCTCGTCCTCCGTGTGCGCCCGCCCGCAGGTCGGGCAGATCCATCGGATGCTGTCGGGGATGATCTGCCCGCCGTCGCCCTTGACCCACTGCAGCCCCGCGTAGGAGCCATCCGGAAGCGGCCACGCCAGCTGCGAGGTCGGGTGCAGGGCACCGCAGCCCTGGCACCGCAGATGCCACACGTGCCGCGATCCCTGCCGCCACGCGCCGTAGATCACGCCGTGCCGGGTGGTGGGGCTGGAGCAGGCGATGAGCAGCCGGTCGGGATAGGTCTGCATCCGCAGCCGCAGTGCGTGGAGCTGGTCGATGTTTTCCCCCTCCTCGCCCTCGTTGCCCACGTCCACCTGGTCGCACTCGTCCAGCACGCCCCAGCCCGCCGTGTAGCTCACGATCTGCGCGCCGCCGCCCAGGTAGTACACAATGCTCCGGGCGCTGGGGAGGCGGTAGGCGTCCTTTGTTATGGCCCCGCGCCGCCGCAAATCGGCGCGGAGGCTCGGCACGCTGCGCAGCAGCGGTTCCACCGTGTCGTGGTTGGTCTTGCGCCCCAGGTCGAGCGACGGATACACGATGAGGCCCGCCAGCCCGCCGTCGTGCAGGCGCTTAAGCAGCGACATTTTCCAGACCGTCGATTTCCCCAAGCGCGGCGACCACATGAGCGAGATCTGGCGCACCGCAGGGTCCTCGGTGGCCGCCAGCGGCTCGCGCTGGTAGGGATACAGGCGCAGCGGCCCAGAGCAGTGGGCGGTGAGGTCGTAGCTCATGTCCACGGTCCGCTCGCACCACTCCACGATGGGTTCGCGCCGGGGAGGGGCGCACGCGCGGACCATGCGGGCGGCGCAGTCCCAGGCGGCGATGTCGTCGCGGGAGGTCTGGGCGGCGGAGAATGCGCGGAGGTCAATCATCGGACGGCGGATCCTGGAAATTGAGTGTCGGCTGGCGCATCTCCCTTTCGACGCGCCGTTTACCCTCATTGAGGTAGAACTCGTTGATTTCGCAAATGTCCATGTCAAACCCCAACTGCCACGCGGCGACGGCGGAACTCATTGAGCCGCCATGTGTGTCAAGCAGCCGGTCGCCGGGCTTGGCGAAGAGGCCGAGGCACCAGGTGTAGAGCTTCACGGGCTTCTGCGTCGGGTGGAATCGCTTCTCCCTGGCGTTGCCCTGCGGTGCGCACTCGAAGAGCTTGGCGTTGGCGTTGAAGCTGGTCCAGGCGTATTCGCACATCGCCATGGTGAATGTCTCCGCGATGGTCAGCTTGCGCCACACCAGGAAGCATCGGGTCGGTGGCAGGGAGAAGTAGTTGCCGCCCCAGATAATCTGGTTCCTCGACACCCGGAAAAGCTCGTCGAAGTATTCCTGCGGGGGAGCGAAGTCCCAGAACTCGATGTTGCTTGAGGCGGATTGCGCCTCGCCGTCCTGCGGGGGGGTAATTCTGTAGTTCGCCGCCCATCCGCTTGTCCGGCTCCGAAGCAGACTTCCGGGAGTATTTGGCCGCCCAGGTCCCGCCGGTTCTCGCGCAGTCGATCCGGGGGGGGTAATTCCCGTCGCTCGTATTTTGCGAACCTCCCTTTCGTCCGCATCGGGTTTCGCTTCGGGGGGGGTATTTCGCCATTCGGCTGCGCCGTAGCGGTTAAACAGCCCTCCGAAGCGGCTTGCGCCGCCGGAAAAGGGCTGTCGCCAGAGCCTCCCCCGCCGTAGGGCGGGTCCACGACCGCCAGGTCGTAGTAGTTGTCGGGCTTGCTTCGCATGAAGTCCATGCAGTCGCCCAGATGGAAGTTAATCTCTGTCATTGGTCTCCTCTTTGTCTGGTTCCGTGTTTTCCGCCGCGTCCACCGCCACCGCGCCCTGCGCCTCCAGCTCGTCGGCGAGCGCCCTCACCGCGTCGGCGGCGTCGGGGTGGGATGCGCACGCCTGGCGCAGACGATCGCACGCCTGGCGGAGGCGGTTGAGGATGGTGGAGGTTATCTGGTCGGCGATTTCCTGGCGTCCCTCCAGCACATCCTGCTGGAGCTTCCTGGCTCGCCAGTAGTCCAGCTCCGCACGATGGTCGCCCTCCTCGCGCCGGGACTGCGCCTCGCGCAGCGCCTGGCAGTAGGCCGGGACATTGGTGCCGAGCGTGTAGCGCCCCAGCGCGTCGCGCCGGAACCGTCCCTGGTCAGTCCCTTGCGTTATGGCGGCCGGCGTGACGCCGAGCAGCCGCGCCAGCTCCGAGCCGGAAACGCGCATCCGCAGGAGGTCAACCTGCTTTGCAGGTTGTTTCTGTTTTTGTCTAAGCATGTTTTTATTAACCATTTACAAAAATTCTCTTTATACAGAAAAAACGGGGGCGGGGCACACCTCGAAAAAATCCCGGAGGTGCGAAAAAGAACCTATAGGGGGGGAGGCCCATCCCCCCTCGCCAGTCTCCGCCTGACCTCGGCCATCCTGGCCTCGTCGTCGCGGATGCGCCCGGCCTCGCGTCGGCAGGCGGCTGAGACATAGGTGGCCCAGGCGCAGAGCGCCGGATCGTATCGCCGCAGCCCATCCCCCATGCACCATGCGGCGGCGTCGGTCGCGGCGCAGTCCACGTCGCACCATCGCAGCCGTCGCGTCCGCGCCAGCGCCACGGCGGCGGCCATGGCCAGGCGCAGCGTATCCTCGGCCAGCCTCTCTCGCAGGGCCGGGGTGGAGTGGTAGGCGCAGCGTCGCGCCAGGCGGGAGATGGGGTCCA